GTTGTGTACCAATCGTTTAACCAATAGTACTGATAATGTTCTGACTCAACAAAGTTTGATAAATAATCATATGGTCTTATGTTAAAACGATATGTGTATGTTGAACCTGATTGTGTTACATCGTATGGAACAAGGGACATACTTCCAACCTTATTATCGTCAGAATATAAATCTACTTCTAACTGCATAGATGATTGATAAGTACTACCTGTTAATACCACTTCATAAGTTCCACCTCTTTGATAAATCATATCGGTTGATCTTCTAATTTGGGTATTAGAATTTAGTCCATTTGCGTATAATTGTGGGTATCCGAAACTCATATTAAATTCCTTCTAATCTGTTTACTAATTCTTCAAAGGCCTCTTGTCCTAATGCATCTACAATTCTTTGGTCTGTTTCCAAAAGATTGAATGTCTTGTCCAAGAAATTTGCTGGTCTTATTCCGAACTTTTTTATGTTTGTTTGTATTGCAAAAGCAAAACTTCTTCTTTTTATAAATCTACCTTTTTTATCTCTACCTGTCAACCCTCTTGACCTAATCCATTCTTCTATCGCATCAAGTGGTACACCTTTCTTTCCTGGCATTCTTCCCGATTGTACCCACTGCCAATAGTCTTCCATAAATATCCTGATAATAGGTCTATCTTCACTTGGGACCACATCTACTCTCACACTATTTTTTAATCTACCACTTGCAACCTTATTACCAAGTCCTCTGACTTTGGAAAATCCAAAAGGATATACTCTTTGTGAAAGTACATCCTGAATGGTATCTTTTATAATGGGTGCAATAATAGTATAGTCCATATTATCTAACTTGTGTTACTGTTGCAATTACTGATGGTATTACAGGTATATTTCCACTTGCGGTTTCTGCTAATATTGTTGCATTACCATTTGTGAATTGATAACCTAAATTATAATAATCATTTGCTGATGCTTCGTCAATAATATTCACAGTCATTACTTGTGCTGTATTATTTGCTAACGAAACTTTTGTTGCACTATCAGCAATATTTGTTCCGTTCTTTTTATACCACACATATGCAGTATCCGCACCTGCTGATGTTTCAATTTGTGCTGAGAATTGAATATTATATGTACCAGCATTTGCAACCGTTATATCTGTTCCATTCACTAAACTAACACCGTGTAAACTTCCTGAATTATTAAAGTTAATTGAACCACTTACACCAGCACTTCCACTCTGAGTTTGTGTAGACCAAAACTCCGCGGTGTTGAACATCTTATGACCGTATATATAAAAGTCACCTGAACTACTTGCTATCTCTATAGAACCTGTTGATATTAATGAACCAGTAACTCTTAAAGAACCTGTCATTACAGTATCACCAATTACAATTAACTCAGGGTTTATTGAACCACTAAGTGTGAGTGAACCGGTAATTAAAGTATTACCATTAATATTTACTGAACCAGTTACACCAAGAGAACCTGTTATTGTTGTATTACTATTATTATCAATTCTAATTGCGTTTCTTCTTGCACCAACTGCGGTACCTGAACCTACAACAAAGATTGTATCTTGTGTACTTTCTTGAAGTGAACCGGTTGCGTTAAATCTACCAAAGAATGCAGAACCACCATTTGTACCTGTTGTATGTGAACCTGATACTGATAATGCGTTACCATATATGACTGTTGCAACTGTATTTGCGTTAGATGAACTTACAAATGATGATGAAATAATAATATTTCTACCACCAATTAAGTTATCACTAATAAGTCTACTTACATTTGATGACTGTGAACCAGATACCCAAATATTTAATGGCGTATTTGCCGAACCACCAAATACTGCATTATTAAAAAATGACAATGAGTTATTTGCAATTCCTGAAGAACTTAAATGATTATTAATTGTAAGTGCTGAGTTATTGTAGTTTTGTTGATATAAGATTGAACTACTAATGTCATTTAAATTAACACTACCTATAATATTATTACCAACAATAGTTGGTCTTACATTTGTAACAAATGTTTGTGTTGATGTTACAGTACCGTTAAGTACGGCATTTCCATTTGCGGTAAATGTTCCTGATGTATGATTTATATCTAAAGTTCCTCCAAATAATAAATTATTTTGTATCACAGGATGACCACCCGCTATTGAAGAAGTAATTAAATTCAAATATATATTTGAATTGTGACTAAGAAAATTACCTTGTGTTTTAGGGAATAATAGTGAACCTCCATTTAATAATATTCCTGAACCATTACTAGTAATAATGTTACCTGAACCTGATATATATGCTGTTGCTGTAGTATTAAAATCAATAGATGTTGGTCTAAGAATCGGTAATGTTACAATATTGTTTGAACCTGTAATTCTATAAGAACCTGTATAGTTTGCTTGATTTGATGCCAAACCAGCCGCAGATGGGTTTTCACTCCATCCTAAAATAATATTTGATTGACCTGGTTGTGAACTTGTTAAATATAAATCAGGATTTATTGTGGTATTATTTGATATAACCTCAAGACTACCACTTCTAACATTTAATGAACCTGTAACATCAACATTACCTCTTATAATATTTTGAGAACCTGACACTACTAATGAACCAGTAATTGTTTGGTCACCAACAAATGTATTGGAACCTGTTGTTGCAAATACACCTGAACCTGTACCATTTAATAAACCAGCATTGTCTGCGAATGATGAACTTATTGAAGTTTGTGCAAAGCTAGCTGAAGTTGCATTTTGTGCAAAACTTGACGAAATAGAAGTATCTGAGTTTACAGAATATGAACTACTTACTGCGTTCTGTGCAAAACTTGAACTAACCGCATCTTGTGCAAATGAGGATGAAGTTGAGTTATTAGAATAACTTGCACTTGTTGCGTTGATTGCGTGTGATGATGATAAAGCGTTGGTTGCAAATGATGATGATTGAACATTATCAATTGAAAATGAAGTTGTTGAACCATTACCCTTTGTAACAACAATAGAAGAACTAACTATTCCTAATGTAACATCTGAAACTAAACTTCCTGTGTTAGTTGTATCAGGTGCATATGATGCTGATAACGCTTGTGTTGCATAACTTGCCGTACCTGTTAAGTTACCAACAAATCCTGCTGATGCAGTTACACTACCTGTGATAACTAATGGTCCTGTTGGTAAATTAACTGTACCCCATAATGTTTGTGTATCGTTTGATGCGTCACCAAATTGGTTTGAACCACTTGAGTATATTACTGAAGCGGTTTCATATATTGTATTTACATATTGGAATGATGCCGATGTTGCACTGATATTTCCTGTTATATTAAATGATCCTGTAATTGTTTGTGTTCCGTTGAATATATTTGAACCAGTAGTTGCGTAACTACCTGTCTTTGAAATTAAATCATTAACCTTTGCGTCATTACTACTTGTATAAGAATTGAATGAACTTGTATTTAATTTTTGATTGATTTGATTTTGTAAACTACCGGTCTCAATTTCTAATGCGTCAACTCTACTATCAATTGAGGTTGTAAAGTTATTCATCGATGAGGTATATGTACCAAACTCTGCTTCACTTACATATCCTGTATTAATTGAACCTGTGAATTGTTCTAGTGATGTTAATCTATTGTCTTGACCCAAATCAGTCACCGCAATAGAACCAGATAATGTGTTTAATGATGAAGTTGTTGCAAATCCTAAGTTTACAATTTGTTGTGAACCTGATACAGTACCTGCAGGAATATTTGCTGTAATACCTGTTAATCCGCTACCATCACCTCTGAATGAACCAGTAATGACAACAGATGATGTTGATGCCAACATAGGTATCCTATTACCGATACCATCGGTTACATATTGTAATGTTGATGTAACACCCGTATTTGCGTTCTCAAGATTTAATAATCCTTGATACGATTGTGAAACATACTGATTAGTTAATTGACCCATAATAATGTTATTAGTGTTTTATATATTTTTCCAATCTTTTGATATTTCGTTCCACAATTCTGCTAGTTCAAACCATTTTTTACCCGGTGTGAACGGTCTTTCAGGTACGATACATCTGTTATAATCAAAAGGTTGTGTTAGTGTTAATGTTATTGTCCATCCACCAAGAATGTCTTCAAATCTCTCAAGGAAAGGTTCAACAGTTGGACTCCATTCTGCTTGATATTGACTTAGATAAAACTTTGTGAATATATCTTTTACAATCTCCAAGGTATCGTTCATAACATCTCTTTGATTGGAATAATCTGAATTAATTCTATCTGCAATAATTATCTGTAGGTTATATAATAATTCATTCTGAGATAAAACTGTGTCGTTTGGTACCACATACATTCTTGTATATAGTGGTGATTGTTTTGTTGTTGGATTATCTGTAAACTCATCAACATCACCAAAATTATATGACTTGATTTGTGGATGATTGTCTGCTAGATTCTGTAAATCTCCCAATAATTGTTTGAAGTTTACATATTGTACTTGTGTTGGTGAAGGTAGAGTTGCGCCGGATAAGAACGGAAGAACACACTGATTGTAATCAAATGGTTGTTCAATCGTCAAATTCATCGTCCATCCACCCAAGATTGTCTCAAATCTTTCCAAGAATGGTGTAACATTAGGGTCCCAAAGTGGTGTATAATCCACAGAAAACCCTCCCCATTCTGATGTATATGATAGGTATAGTATGGTAAATACATCCTTACAAATTTCCAAGGTATCACTCATCACATCTTCCTGATTGGACCTATCCTCATTAATTCTGTCCATTAATATAATAGAAAAATTATATAGGATTCTATTCTGTGCAAGTGTTACTGCACCAGGAACTACATACATTTTTGTATATACAGGTTCCTGTTTGGTCTCAATATCCATAGTAACCTGTGTCAAATCACCATAACCAAACGATTTTATTTGGTTGTGATAGTACGCGATACCACTTAGGTCTTGAATAATTTGTTTATAATTAACCATATATTACTAAATATAAATATTGTAGGTTTTAAATCTGTTTAGTTTGTTTTTTTTGTAATTTAACTTGTTCTCGGTCGTAATCTAATAAATATGACAACTGATTGAGAACTTCAATTAACTTTTTTTGGTAGACAAGTTCGTGTTTTGTAAAATCGTTTCCAGTAACTTTGTTGACGATAACGAACCATCCATAGGTCTTTTGAAAATTGCTGCGAATATCCATTTCCTCATCACCCACATCAGTTTGATTTTCATCCATATCGAGAGTGTCGGGATCGAAGACAGATGGGAATAATTTAAATATCTGTTTGCGAAGTTGATAAAAAAAAATTGCGCACCTAATATGTACTTAACATCTAATTTCTTTTTGAACAGTTCGGACCGTTCCTTCATCGTTTCCACATTATATTTTTCTATTCTATAATCGTGTTCAGATTTTTCTTCTACGATTGGTCTATACATTACGGCCGCAAGGATGTGTAACATACTAAGTAACTCATCAGGTTTTTTCGTTGAGATGGTATCCATATCTACAAACTCCGCAAATGATAACTCCTTCCAATTAGGAAAGAAACCATAATGAACACCATCCAATTCAAACCTATCTATGAACTTAGGTTTCTCAAGTGGTATTTGTGACATAATGTAACCGGCCAAGTATTGTACTTCCTCATAGTCTGCTTCCAATAGTTCTTCTAATGGTGCGTCTGTGATGATGTTAATAATCTTTGCCGCAAAGTAATCATCACTGAATAAATCTTTTACTTTATAGATTTTAGAATAGTTCTCAATAGATATAAACTCTGGTATTTTATATTCTATATCGTTTAATTTAAATTTTATCATAACATCGCAATACTGTATCTACCAGTAGTTTTTTGGGTTTTTATTTCCGGTAACATTCTCATCATCAAACAATCTGAAAGGTCAGGTGATTTACCTAATACCTTTTTCATTTCATCTTTTGATTGAACTGATACCTTATTGTCTTTATCTATGTCTTTTAATTTAACTGCAAGAAGTTCTTGTGTCAAGTCTTCCACAATTGATGGTTCCAATATGTTTAAACTTATTTTACCTTCCTTAATTAGTTCAGATAGTTTTACATAACACTGTGATTTAAGGTTGGAGAAGTTCTGTTCGTGTAATGGTCTTGAGTTGTTTACAAAGTTTGTTCCCTTAATTTGATCGGCCACTCCTCCACCCACACCATCACTATCCACTATGATGTTCTGTGGGTGGATTCCGTGTGACCTTATTAGGTCTCGTATTTCAGACGATAATTCTGTGGTTGATAGTTTGGTATAGATGTGACAAGATATGACCACCAGTCCTACCCAAATCATTACCACAGACCTGTCATCACCAAACCTTGCTACATCGACTGTCATATATTTCTTGTCATTATTATCAGGTATATATTTATATATACAATTTGATATTTCATCAAACTTGAATAGACTATCTGATTCATCTAAGTAATCCCAATCACCTTCCAATAATCTTCTTCTTTGTTGTGGAGGTAATTCCTTTAACATCTCAATATAAGATGGTGGTAAGTGTGGGTTGTCTAATGGTAAACTTGGAATAAAAACTTTGTTATATTCTAATTTATTTTGTATGTGTGGAATATAAAAATCTTTCTTCAACCAATTCTGTGATGGGTTACAGGTTAATAATACTTTTGGTATTAGACCATATTCGTTTAGTTTATACCTGATACGGGATTTGATAATACTAAACGCAAGACTTGAAATTTGACTGGCCTCATCTACAAAGGCACCTGTTATCTCCAACGAACCTAATGAATCATAGTTAGGATCTGATGGGTTGTATTGTAAATCTTTGAATATAATTTCTGACTTGTTATAAAATGTTAATACATTACTTTGACCATTATAGGTAAAGTGTTGACCAGATTTTAGACCCATAAAGTTCAATAGGTCAAATAGTGTATTGAGTGTTGTTAATCTTAATTGAGTTAATACTGTACGACCAATTAGGTATCTTGTGTTTCCATATTGAAGACACATCGTTACAATCCATAAACATCCCAACCAAGACTTACCACCACCAGCTGACCCACCAAATAAAATAATATTGGTTCTATCATCTGTGAGATATTTCCACGCTTCACTCTGTCTCTTTGTTGGATTTATATCAATTGTGGACATATAATACTCCGGATACTTTTTTAACTTTTGCGCGTTCAAACTTCTTTTTAAATTCTTCAATAAATAACCAATCCGCGTGTTCAAACTCTGTTTTTAATCTTATTTTTTGTGCCATATTGGTCTTACATATAAAGTTTCCAATATCAATCAAACCATAATGTAGTTCTGATTTAATTGGAATGTATTGTCTGTCAGTCCAATTATGAACCATATCACAATAAACAAAGTGATGGTTCTTTCCTTCTTCCAACATCCTATCAACAAAATGTGGTACATAGTAATTGTCTTCTCCACTCATACATACCCAAGTCTCTGTTGC